GACACGTATGTGCGTGGTGGGCGTCCGAACTTCGGTACGTTTGCTGAGTGACCCGACGTGGCGCTGTGACCGAAGACGACATCGCCCGCATCGAACAGGTGCGTGTGGCGAAGGAAACCGCGGACGCTGACTGGCAGACTGCGGTTCTCGCGTTAGCGGAGCGGTCCAGTATCCGTGAAGCCGCGAAAGTAGCTGGTATCAGTCCTGACACGATCGTCAGGTGGCGTCGACAATCCATGTAGCAGTAGGCCGCGAAGGCCCCGGGTAAGTCCCCTCCCCAGGTGACCCGGGGCCTTTCGCATGCCCGGGGGAGGGAGCGGTCATGATCGCGAACGGCCGGCTAGACGAGTCCACGATGGTGAACCTCGGGTCAGGGTGGGATAAGTACGGGCAGTGGTTCCACCTTGCCCCTCCCGGGACCGCGGCACGCTGGCAGGAGCTTGTGCGCCTCGCCCGCGAGAAGTACGGCGTAACGCTCAGGGTCACCCCAGGGTGGAACATCTACCGTCCCCTCCGCATCCAGTACGCCTACCGGCGCGACCTGGGGGTGTGGGCGGCAGTCCCCGGCACGTCCTCCCACGGTGGCGAGTATCAGGGGCGTGTGTGCTGCGCGATCGACGTTCAGAACTGGGGCGACCTCGGCTGGGCCAGGTTCTCCGCCCTCTGCCGCATCGTCGGGTTCTGGACCGACTTTGTCAACCCGCAAGAGCTGTGGCACATCGGGGACCGTGACCCGTGGACGGTCCCGCAGTTCGCGGCGATCAACATCAGACCACTCCCCATCATTCCCGAACCCGAGGAGGACGAGATGGGCTTCTACTACGGTGACGGCTCGAAGCCGTTCATGTTCTTCAATCAGGCCCGGGGGAAGTCCCGCAACATCTCGAAGGCGGAGTGGGACATGCTGCGCGCTTTCCAGCGTGGCGCTGACCCGACCCTCCCCATGCCGGTGCACATGGTGTCGACGTACTGGTACGACCGTGCCGTGGCGCTGGGGACGTACTGATGGGTTACAACGCGATCCACGGGACGCGCACCACTGTTGAGATTCAGACGTTCCTGAAGGCCCTGGGGCTGTATGCGGGTGCGATTGATGGGCGTTGGGGTCCGATGACCGACGCCGCTGTCATCGCCTACCAGAAGTCGAAGTTCATCGTTGCGGATGGGATCTGGGGTATCACGACAGACGGGTTCGCGTTCCCGCCGGCAGGGTCCACCCACGGCGTCGACTATTCGTTCTCCCGTCCCGACCCTGCCATGCTCGCGTCCCGTGGGGTGAAGCTTGCGGGCCGGTACCTGTGGGCGGAGAAGTACCAGGACGGGCGCACGAACAAGGGCATCGGACCCTCCGAGCTCGCCGCGCTCACCGCTGCTGGCATTGACGTGTTCTTCATCTACGAGGAGGACGGCAAGGAACTGTTGGGCGGGTTCGACGCCGGGGTTCGGGTCGCTAAGGCCGCTGAGGGGTTCCTGAACAGGCTGGGGCTGCGGTGGTTCCCCATCTACTTCAACGTGGACTATGACGCGCCGGCTACGGACATGCCGAAGATCCTCGCCGCGCTCGACGGCATCGCATCGGTGATCGGCCTGGACCGCACTGGCCTGTACGCCGGGCTTGGCCCGTTGAAGGCTGCGTTCGATGCGGGGAAGATCCGGTGGGGCTTCCAGACCTACGCATGGTCCGGTGGTGCCTGGGATTCGCGGGCACAGTTGCAGCAGTGGTCGAACGGTCAGTGGGGCGGGTCGGTTGACTTCACCCGGGCGATGGTGGGGGAGTACGGGCAGAACCCGGTTATCCCTCCGGTGGTGACGGACAGGCTCGCGCTCGAGGCGGACCTGGCGACAATCACGGATGTCATCGACAAGATCGTGGACGCGTCGGCGTCGATCTCGGCGCAGTTGCTCCGCGCCCGTGAGGTGCAGGCGCACCTCCGTGACGTGCTGGACGACGGCGCATGACCGCGGTAGACCCTGGGTTCTGGGACGCCGTAATCGGCCTCCCAGTGGCCGCGTGGGGCGCGCTAGGTGTGATTGGTGCTGCTGTATGCGCGGCGGCAGGCACAGCGTTCGGAACATGGCTCACCAACCGACGTAACGCGAAGGTCGACGCCGGCCAACTCGCGCTCGAGTACGCGACCGGGCTACGCGATGACGTGAAGAAGCTCGAGTCGCGCGTGTCGATGTTGGAGAACGAACGGGACGCGTACCGGTCCCACGCTCACGTCCTGCACGAGTGGGGCGGGTATGTGGAGACCCCTGAGCGCCCCCGGCCGATCTGGCCTATCAACCTTCCGCGGTAACCCCGCGAACTCATCTAGCCACCCCGCGGGGTGGCTTTCCTATTGGAGGAAGCAATGTCTGATGTCCCTAACGCGTCGCACCTTGGCGTGATCGTGAAGAACGCGAAGGCTCGTGCGGTGATCTATGGCGGTTACGTCATCGCGATCATCGTTGCTGGTGCCGCCCAGGTTGGGTTCGCGTCGCTCGAGTACGCGCAGCCTGAGTGGCTGACCGCTTCGCTCGCGGTTCTCGCGTATCTGGGTGTCCCGGTGGGGACGCTTGCGGTTGCGAACACGAACACGGGTGCCTGATGCCTCACGCACGTACGAACAGCCGGTCTGCCCCGATCCTGCCGGGTTGGCTCCGAATTTTCCTGTCCTGGTTCTGACATGACTGACGCCCCGCGTCTCACCTTCGGGTGGGGCGCGGGGCGTTTTTCGTCGTTGGGGTGGTCTAGTGGCTACTTAGTCGCTACTTTCAATCCGTCCAACGAGCGGACTCCCGCGGAATCTCGGTAAATCTCGGTCTACCTGACCCTCGGGCGCTAGTGTCCACAAACCTCCGGTCAGGCCATAAATATCCAGGTCAGTCCAACTTTCACCCTTTACCAGTGGGTTCTGGGTTCGAGTCCCAGGGGGTGCACCAGGCAGTCACCTACTCCCGTAAGGGATCGGCCCCCGTCAAGCGAAAGCTCGGCGGGGGCCTTTTTCGTGCGTAGTCGCTACTTAGTGGCTACTTTCATTCAGGGCATGTCTCCCACGTGACCATGCCTGCGGGCGGGTGGAAGTTGCCGTCGTCCCCGAGCGTCTCGCAGAAGGCGCGCAGATCACCGCGCTCGACCGTGCCCCACAACGCGTCATCGGGCGCAGTCGGATCGCTGATGCCTTCGCGCACGTGGACGGTGGTGTCCTGCCACCCAAGCCAGAGGGCGTCGTCGGTGTATCCCCACAGCGCGGAGGTGCCCGTTTCGTCAGCGCGATCGAGGCGTTCGATCTCATGGCCGAACCGGATCATGTCCTTGCGGGTGCCGAACTCGCATGGGCTGTCCACGACAGTCGAGTAGCGGACGTAGAAGTCCTCGTGTCGCTTCGGTTTGATAATTGCGCTTGGCATTACTCACTCCCCTCGACGGCGAGGTTCCACGCGGGAATGAACGCGACCTCCACCAACTCGCGCACCGTCTCAAATCCCCAGTCCGTCTCGCACGATTCGTCCTGGAAGATCGCCCACCCGTCCCGGTCGAAGTCGTACCGGAGCACAAGGTCATCCGCCGCGCGAACGTCCACAAGCCCCACCCGCACCTCGGTAGGGTTGCCGGCGTTGCGCGGGTACCGGAGTTCCGCGCGAACCGTCGCGCCGTCGATGAAAGGCTTTCCGTCTAGGTGGCTCATTACTCACTCCTTGTGATTTGTAAGCTGAATAGGTCGTCCAACACCGCCGTCACCGGCCCCAACCGAGTCGGCATAATGTAATGCGCCTCAGTCGTCCGCTCCGACGCATGCCCCAACTGATCCCCCGCCGCCCGCGACCCCAACGCCCGCTGCAACGTCGTCGCAACCAGCTTCCGGAACGCACGCGGCGTGATCCCCTCGAACGGGGTACCCTTCAACGCCTCACGCCACCTCGCACGAAAATTCGCCGGATGCCAAAACGTCCCCGTAGACGAGGGGAACACGAACTCGGAGAACCGGGGACGGCGGGTGAGCATCTGCACCACCGGGTTAGGGAGCAACAGGGTCCGCTCCGAATCACCCGTCTTTGGCAAATCCTGCACGAACGCTTTCCCGTTCTCACCGATCGCTACCGTCCGCCGGATCGTCACCGTACAACCCAACAGGTCAACGTCCTCCCACTTCAACGCCAACAACTCCCCGGTACGAATCCCCGTCCCAGTGAGGAAGTCACACGCATCCGACAGTTGGGTGGTCTTCGGGTTCCCCCGCCCGTCCAACATCTGATCCCACTCATGAAACCTGGAGCGGATACCCACCACCTGCGCCTTATCCGGCGCCACCGGCCGGCCACGCTTCACCGTCACCGCAGCCGTCCCCGCAACCGGATTCGACTTCATCGCCCCATGCCGCACCGCCAACCCAAACATGCCCTTCAACACCACACGGGCTGTCGTCGCAGTCCCCGGCCCACTGGACCTGATCAGCGCCTTCAAATACCGGTCAATCCTCGGCACCGTCGCCTCAAACAACCGCACCTCACCAACCTCCGGGATGATGTGCGAATCCAACGACACCCGGTACGTCCGCAAAGTACCCTGCTTCACACCCTCCGCAGACTTCTCCGCAAACCACTGCCCCGACAACACACGCAACGTCGTATCCGGAGTCAACAGCTCGTCATCATCACTAACCCCGATACGGGCACGAATCGCCGCCGTCAGATTATTCCGCGCCGCCGTCCGCGTTTTCCCCGTCCGCATCATCCGACGCCGCTGCCCATCACTATCCCGGAAATACGCACTTGCTGCGGGTTTCCCGTTATGCGTGAACTCACGGATCTCCCCCCACGTCTCAAGAGGCAACGGAGGCCTAGGCATCAACGGACCCAGCGGCGGCATCGGCATCACTAGTTGGACGCACCAGGCCGGCCTTCTTTGGCATCGGCTCGTGCGACTTCAGCACACCGAACCCGCCCGACGTTTTCTCCACCCACCACCTGTAGAACTCGCTCACTGCTGACTCCTGCTGGCGAACATCGCGGCCATCTCCGATTCGAGACGGTCCGCTACGGTGTCGTACTCGTCGGCCCAGATCGGGAACTGGTCAGCGATCCGCATTGCGATGTGCTGCGGTACGTACTTCGTGCCGTAGTTGATGCGAATATCGAGTCCGCAGTTCGCGATCGTGTGAAGCTTGCGCAGTTCCTCCGCCTGCCGTCGTGCGATCTTCGCCTGTTCGCGCTTGTACTCGTACTGTCGTGCGCTCATTACTCACTCCTATCGGCGGCGCGTAGCGCTAGGCCGTAGAAGACAGCAGCCTCGTGCGCGTGCCACGCCTTGTCGACCAGTTCGGTTGCTGCGAGAAGCTTGGTCACGTGCTCCTCAGCGTCACGGATCAGCCGGTCCCTTTCCTCGTTCATTACTAACTCCTATCGGCGGCGGTGCGGGTCGGACAGGGACCCTCGTGACCGCGTTCCAAGTTGCACGTCCATCCGGCAGGCGGACGTTCGCACGAACCCTCGCTGGGGTGAGCGAGGGGCGACGAATCTCTGAGAAACGCCGAGAAGCGCCCCTGTCTGAATGCGAGGGCGGCGTCGTTGATCGCGTCACGGTAACCGTCGCGGTACCCGGTGACATCAATGCTGATGCCCAACAGTTTCTCGACGCTCCAACCCGTCGCTTGGGAGATGAGCGCCAGTTCCAGCGACGACACGCGTCGCTTGCAGGCGAACACCTTAGAGAGCTTGTCGGGTGTGAGTTCGGCCATGTGCGCGAGTTCCGCCTGCGTGAGCCTCGCATCTGTCATCGCCAGGCGGATGCGTGCCGCCAGCGCCAGGTCGCGCTCGCTCATTTACTCACTCCCCTCGGCGGCGAGGGCGCGCGCCGATGACTCGAATCGGCGCAGGGCAGACTCCACGGACGCGTCGAAAGTGCGCTCCGGGTCGCCCACGGCCAGCACCGCGCGGTTGTAGCCATCGCTGTCTCGCAATACGAGACGCGCCGTTACGCTCTCGGTGCAGCCGCAGTCGCGGACCGCCGATGAGATGACGTGCGCCACGATCTGGAACTGGACTTCGGTAGACTCTGTCATGTCGACTCCTCTGTTAGTCGGCCGTCGCCCCGGCCTGTACCAGCAGGTGCGGGGCATCTCTCTACCCCCATTATCACCGGTTGAGGAACCTCCACGCAAGGGGGAGAAAACACTGTAGCCCGGCGCGCGATAGTACCTCATACCGTACGCAACAACCGCCCGACGGCTAGCAATACGAAATCCTCACGCCCCGTTACCTAATCGTTACAGTCCACGCGGTGCAGTTTGTAGGGATTAAGGGGGACAAATCCCACTCAGCGGGGGAAATCGCTCGCCCGAATGTCGGCAGGATCACGTACCCTCGCGTCAAGCCCTTGCGCCGGCACTCCCCACGAGTGATATAGCCCCGGAGGCAAGGCAAGCCATTTTCTCGGGGGAAGCATGTTTAAGGACGACGACGACGTCAAAGTCTGTGGGGTAGGGGAGCCGTGCGCGAAGGCGTGCCCGTTCGTGCGGGTAGGGAAGCCGTGCATCAGCTTCGACCATGCCGTAGCGCTTACGACCTATGTTGTGCCTGAAGATCGGCGTCAGCGCGCCGCATGAGCTCGTCATAGGGGAGCCCCAACAGCTCGAGAATCTCCATCACGACGTTGAACTTCGGCATCGACGTTCCGTTGAGGTTGTCGAGGAGTGCGTGCTTCTTCACTGTCGTGAGGTGCGGGGCGATCGCGGATACCGAACCGTACTGCGCTTCAATCTCTACACGTAGGCGCTTGAGGGCTGCCGCTACGCGTTCATCAGTCGTAGGCACCCGGTCGATGTTAGTCGGTTCGGCGTTCATCGGAGTCTCCATTCGGTGTGTCTGGAGATGAGGAGTCTGGTCCCCGGGCTCTGATACATCCACCAGAAAAATAGTTTTCACTCTTGCGGGTGGAGATTTCTCCACCTAGAGTGGAGTCATGACAACCACCTCGACTCCCGCAGAGTCCTTCGTTCAGAAGGTGAATGCGTTCCTCGATGAGGAGGATCGTACGCCTGCCTGGCTGGGCCGGCGAGCGGGCATCCCCGAGAACACGGTTCGCCGGTACCTCGAGCGCCCCAACATCATCCCTTTCAACCGTGCCGTAGCGCTCTCTGATGCCACCGGCGTCCCCGTGGAGGTGGCGTGATGGCTACTGTCTGGGACCTCCCGCCGAACATGCGCAACAAGGTTCGCCTCTCGACCGCCACCGACTGTTGGGTGTGGACGGGCGCGAAGCTAACGATTGGCTACGGTCAGGTGCGCAAACCCGGTAAGCCGAACAACGGGCGCCCTGGCAGCGGACCCGAATACGCACACCGCTACGCGTACGAGTCGGTCATCGGAAGCATCCCCGCTGGGTATCACGTCGACCACTTGTGCAGGAACCACGCCTGCGTGAACCCGGCTCACCTTGAGGCGGTGACCCCGCGTGAGAACTGGATACGTGGTCACCGAGCCCGCACCGGACAGTGCGCCGCGGGACACGACCTTACCGACGAGAACACTTACGCAGACGACAACGGCCGCGCCTGCCGCACGTGTATCGAGACCCGAGCGCGGGTGGTGGCGTCATGACTGAGCCCAGTGACCTGCTCACACCGCAGGAGGTGGCCGACATCTTCCGTGTGGAGGTGGGGACTCTGGCGAAGTGGCGGTGGCAGAAGATCGGCCCGGAGTTTATCAAGATCGGGCGGATGGTTCGTTATCGGCGTGAGTCGGTTGACGCGATCCTTGCCGGCGGGGAGGTGGCGTGATGCGTGGCCTGATTGCTCTGACCGCGGTGGTGCTGCTGTTGGCGGGTGGTGTGGGTTCGTTCATGACGTGGGCGAACACGGACCCGGAGTTGTGGGCGCCGAACGGGTGGTGGCTGCTCGCCGCAATCGGTGTCGGGTTGGCGTTCGTCGACTGGGTATTGGAGGAACGTTCGCTGAATGAGCGTGCCCCTATCACACCGGTCGACCCCGACTACCTGGAGGACTGGTCATGAGTGATCGTGAGGTGGCGTTCGGTCAGTTCCTGACGACCCTTGAGCCGATGGGTGAACTGGCGACCGAACTGGCGCAGTGCATCTTCAACGCCGGCTGGGACGCAAAGGAAGTGCAGTCATGAGCATTCAGCTTGTCCCTGGTGGTCACGTGTTCTATGAGCGGTACGGCTCCATCGACGTGTGGATTCTGGACGCGGGCTACCACAACGGCCCCGGCTGCGAGCGCTGCTTCGAGACGTGGTGTGAACACTGCTCGGACGCATACAAGACCGAGATGTGCCCGGTGGTGTCATGAACATCTCGACTCTCACCGCTGGTGCCCGCGTGTATCTGGTTCACAACACCCCGGACCACGCACACGACCGTGTCGCACCCCAACACGTCACCTACCTCGGAACCAACACGGTCGGGGCGGTCGTCGAGTCGCGGGGGACTGTGCACACGATCCGGTGGGACGACCCGGACTGGTACATCGCGGACGTTCACACGTTGTCTGCGTTCGTGGTGGGGGATGAGGAACCCGATTTGAGGGGAACCCCACCCGACCTCGAATAACCCCGTAGCTCTGCTGCCGATTCGTCGGTGGCTTGGCTACAGCACACCCAAAAACAAGCAAGAGGAGTAGGAGGAGACGCCATGAACATCCACGTCACGCACCACATGGTCGCCGTTCCCGTCAACAACGCCGAGGAGTGCGCCGCCTGCTGGCAGTGCACCTGCCACGACGGTAGCGGGCTGTCCGATCCGTGCCCGGACGCGTAGCCGCCGCGAACCAACTCAGGCATTGCCTCGGAGTAGTCCGACACCCGCGTCACGGCGGAGCAATGCACGAAATCCCATAACCAAACCTGGCCCCCTCTACCCGAGGCGCGCGCGGACGGACCGCAAACAGGTGGGGTTCATAACTACACAGAAGCAGGAATGGGTTCCCGTTCGCATTGGCCGTTGGGTTGGCGTGGTGATCGCGGGGTCGAAGGGAAGAGCAGGAGTGACTTTGACGGGTCACCTGCTCAAGAGTCAGGCGCTATGACGCCTGATACATAAAAGTTTCGGATTCGAGAGCTACGGGGACCACGTTTCCTCATGCCCGTAAGGGATGACGTGGTTGCTACACGGACGGTACGTGCGTAGAGGCGCACGGTTGATCGTTCAGGAACGGCTCGAGTCCCGCGCTGCTGGCAGGCATCCACGTTCGAGCCGTGGAAGCGCACCGTGGGGGTCAACCCAACAAAGGAGAAACACATGAAAAGAACACTCACCGCCGCCCTGCTCGCTGTCGGGCTGGTCCTCACCGCAACACCCGCGTACGCGGTGACAGCGAACCCGCGTGGGATCGTCGTCAACACGTTCCCCGCATCCTCGTCGGTCGTGTCCCCGAAGGTGTTGACGGCGCCGTGGTACCACAACGGTCGGAAGACGGTTGTGTCGACGTCGAAGTGTGCGTCGGGGGTTGCGGATCAGGGCACGTTCTACCGGTGGGCGCGTGTGTCTGGCGGGTTTATGCCGGTGTGGGGTGCACCTGTGTACCTCATCAAGTGCCGCTAGGAGCGGTACGGCCCTGGGACGGTACATCGTCGTGCGAGTCGACGACAGGGCGCGCATCACACATCAATCGAGAGGGGCGACGATGCCTCGTGACCCGTTGGCTTGGGTTGGTAATCGCCCCCCGTGGGCTGTACGCGAACGTAAACGCATCCTCGGACGCGCACTCATCACCGGGCTACTCATAACCGCAGCCCTCATCTACGGAATCACCGGATAGGACCACGACATGAACGTTGGTGAGGCTGAGGACGCTGTCACCGAAGCACAACGAGCCCGGGACGACGCGCAACGCATGTTGGCCCGAGCGGAATCCGCACACTGGGTCACCACCCGCAACCTCGAAACCGCACAGTCACACCTGGCGGCGACAACGCGGTGGGTTGAGGACCGGGAACGGGTCTTGAGGGAACTCACCATCGCTGAGGAAGGCGGACACCGACCATGAACTGGAACGCGATGGTTTCGGATGCTTCCGACCGTCTACGCACGGACCACGGACTAGCGCAAGCCGCAGCAGAGTCCCGCGCTTACGACCGGACCCGCATGGGCGTCTCCTACAAGACAGGTCACCGACGCGGGTTCTGGGACGGGGTCCTGTACGTCCTTCAACAGCAAGCGTTGTGGGATTCCCTCACGGAGGGGGAAGCGATCGAAGAACTCCGCAAGGGGAGCGGGAGTCTTTACTACCCCCTCTTCCACCTGGACCCTCGCCTGTGGGCTGACTGCCCCCTGGATGGTCGGGTGACGGTCGGCGTGGAGGGATTTTGCGATGCCTGTGGATACGAATTTTGCCGATGAATGGGTCGACGTACCCGGCCTCGAAGGAGCATACGTCATCAACCTGGCGGGTGTCGTCCGCTCGTCGCCACGTGTCATCACGCGCAGCAACGGGCACCGGCAGACGATTCGTGGTCGGGTCGTTGCGATCCACATGAACAGTGGCTACCTCCGCGTCAACGTCTCGCACTCGGGGCGAAGCGTGGCGGTCCTAATCCACCGGGCGCTGGCCGAAGCGTTCATCCCGAACCCTGACGGCCTGCCGGTTGTTCGGCACCTAAACGACAACCCCACCGACAACCGTCTAGAGAATCTGGCCTGGGGCACGCCGCGCGATAACGCAGCGGACTGTGTACGCAACGGGCACCACCCGCCGACGAATCAGGAGCGTTGCCACCGCGGCCACGAGTTCGGGCCGAGGCAGGCCAACGGGCGCAGGCGGTGTCCGACATGCCGCAACGCGCCACGGCTCTGCGAGTTCTGTGGCAAGAGCTACCGCGGCGTAGGGAACCTGCGGCGCCATAAGCACATCAAGCATGAGTTGGAGATGAAATGAGTGAGCTTGCGAAGGCTCTGGCCGCGTTCCATGCGGATCTGCCGAAGGTTGGGAAGGGATCAACCAACCCCGCCTTCAAGTCGAAGTACGCGGACCTTGCCGACATTGTGTCCGTGGTCCTGCCGGCCCTCGCGAAGCAGGGGCTTGCGTGGATCACCACCCCCCGCGTGTCGGATGACGGGTTCACGCTCGAGTACGAGTTGCGGCACACGTCGGGGGAGTCGGTGACGGGTTCGTGGCCTCTCCCGGACCCGGAGAAAGCTACCCCGCAGCAGATGGGTTCGGCCGTGACGTATGCGAAGCGGTATGCGTTGTCGGCGGTGACGGGTATCGCACCGGATGATGACGACGACGGGAACGCGGCATCGTCCGGTCCTGGTGCGGCGCCCCGTCAACGGTCTACCCGTGTTGCTGACCCCAAGTCGAAGATCGCTGACGCCCTACAAGCGATCTCTATTGCGGCGACGGCGGAGCGTCTGGACGTGATCGAGACGCACGCGAAGCAGATCGGTATCGCGGGGGTTGCTGAGGTGAGCGCGGCGCTTGACGCGAAGCGTTCCGAGCTCGGCTCGAGCCTCACCGACCACTGGGCCGCTGCACCTATCCCGGAGGGGTCGTGATGGAACCGTTGGAACGTCTCGGAGACGCCCTAGCAGAACTCGACGAAACCAACCGTCCCATCGTGTTCAAGGAGCCGGGGGACACGGATTGGACGGTCCTCACGTTCGGGCCGCATGACCGTCGCACGTTCCCGACATGGGGAGAGGCGTACCTGCACGCGTACACGGTTGCGCGTATCCCATTCGCAGTCATCGAGATAACCCAGGAGTGCTCATGACTTCCCCTATTGGTGATGCGGTTCGTTCTATGGCGTTCTCCACGTTCACGTGCGCATGGTGCGGTGTGAACCCGATGGTGGGGACAGCGGCGGATGTTGACGGGACCATGCTCCCCACCTGCGGAACACACGGAGACGACGATGACGACGACGACTGACAGTGACCTCGAAATCCTCATCCTCAACGGGGAAGGACCAGCCTGCGAATTCCGGCACGGCACCACCCTCCCCTGCACCGACGACGTCACCCACCGTGTCATCGCCTGCCGACAGCAGGGGAACGTGTGCGCTGCGGCCGCGGAGCTCACCCGGTACCGGATGGAGAACGGGGCAACGTGTTCCGGATGCCACCAACCCGCCGGTGACTGCTGGTATCTGAGGCCGATCTGATGGGCCGTGCTACACCGGTCCCCGCGAAAAACCGCCGCATCGTTGAGGAACGGTGCGGCGGTTTTTGTGAGGGGTGCGGGCAACGGGAAGCAACCGAACTGCACCACCGAAAATACCGGTCCCGTGGCGGTGGACACGAAGTCACCAACCTCATTTTTCTGTGTGGGTGGGGCAACCATACGGGATGCCATGGGACCGCGCATTCCGCGGAAGGGCACGAGCTCGGATGGTCCGTGAACTCGTGGGCCGACCCCGCGTTGACGCCTGTGTTGTGGCGGGGTGGGATGTCGTGGCTCACCACTGATGGGCGTGTTGAACCTTCCGGACTCGAGCCGAACTTCTGAAAGGGGGCGGTCGTGAATGAGTCGCCGTGGGTGATGAACCTTATCGGTATGGCGTCCGGTGCTGGTATCCCGGCACGTGACGCAGCAATCCGCGCCCTCTGGGTGAATCACGGGTTCACGGTGGAAGAGATCAATGAGGTGTGTTCCGTGGATTTGGGTGTTATCCGGTGGGCGCTGCTACACGCACCCATCATCCGAACCGACTAGGCGGATTTCTTCACACAGTTATCCACAACGGAAACGGCGGGTGTCGTAGGCCCCCCGAAAGACTCGAAGAGACGAGACGGCCCAACAGGTGCGCCAACACCGGGCCGTCTCTAATCCACTCCGTCGCAACAACTGGAAGGGGACTGTCATGCAGTCTATGTCCCGCGCATTCACCGCCGAACGATTCCTAGTCCTGCTCCGCGAAGACAACGACCGCACCCGGTCCCTCGAGCGGTACTACGTGAAACTCGCGTACCAGTACGGCGTCGAAGTGCCGGACATCGTGAAGCACTCCGGACTGCCCATCGAACACGTCCAGGCACTACTTCTCGAGGAGGACTAATTGGCGAGGGAACACGCAAACGTCCGACTCGACATGTGGGGCGATAAGGACTGGAAAGCGCTCACGCCGTCCGCTCAGTGGTTGTACATGGTCCTGCTCACGCACCCAAAGACGAACCGGGCCGGCGTGTCTGACTGGCGTGCCGGGAGGATTGCGCAACTGGCGCACGGCATCACCGCCCAGGACGTCCGCAGCATCGCCGCCGAGCTCGCAGGCCGCCACTTCATCGTCATCGACGAGGAGACAGAGGAAGTCCTGATCCGTTCGTTCGTGAAGTACGACGGTGTACTGAAGCAGCCGAACATGACGGTCACGATGGTGAACGACTGGACGGGTATCGCTTCCACGCGGTTGCAGGCTGTAGTCGCGTTCGAGGTGCAGAAGATCCGGGCGCGGTTCCCGGACTGGACGATCTGGGCGAATCCGAAGCTCGAGACGCTTCTGGGCACGGCTGGGGTCAACGCTAAGGCTGACCCATCGGTTGACCCATCGCCTGACCCTACGGCTAACCCATCGGTTAGGGGTGCCTCTACTACTACTACTACTTCTACTACTACGAATGCTTCGCATTCTGCGGCGAAGAAGCCTGAGCTTCGACTTCCGAAGGACTGGGCTCCAACCGCAGACCACATCAAACGGGCGAAGGATCTCGGTGTGGACGTGGTCGCTGAGGCCGACAACTTCCGCCTGCACGCGGAGACCCACGATCGGCACGCGGCGAACTGGAATGCCGCGTTCACCACGTGGCTGAAGAAGGCGCGCCCCTCGGCGCCGAAGCAGACCCGCAAGGTTCCCGCGAACGACGAATGGATGTACCGGTGAACGCGGAACAGACCGTCCTCGGCGCGATCCTCCGAAGCAACAGCGTCTACCGGGAAGCCGCCCACCACATCGCAGGGTCCGACTTCCAGAACCCGTCCCTCGGGGCCGTGTTCGACGGGCTCGGACGCCTCATCGCAACGGGGGAGACGGTAGACGCCGTCACGGTCGAACTGCACTTCCCCGAGTGGGGTGTGCGGGGGCTGAGTTCCGCTGACCCGTGGCATTGGCTGGACGCCGCACCATACCCGCACGTTGTCGGGAAGGCGGCGCAGGTAGTCCGGGCCGGGTCGTTGCGGCGCCGCGGCGAGACGGTCATGAAGCAGGCGCTCGACGAGCTCCACGACCCGGGGCAGAACCCGGCAGAGGTTATCGAGCGGGTGCAGCGGGGGCTAGTCAGTGAGTCGCGCGGCGAACTGTCGTCGGTGACGCTCGCGGATGTCCTCGAGACCCCCGACGATCAGGACTGGATCGTCCCCGGACTGTTGGAGCGGAAGGACCGGTTGATCCTGACCGGGCATGAAGGGCTCGGGAAGACGACGCTGGTTCGGCAGTTGCTGATCCTGCCTGCTGCGGGGATTCACCCGTTCACGTTCGAGCCGATCGAACCCGTCACCGCCCTGGTGGTGGATGCGGAGAACACGGCGAAACAGTGGATGCGCGCTACCCGGTGGATGGTGAAACAAGCCGTCCGCACAACGCAGACGGACCCGTCGCGTCGGATTCACATGTCCCTGTCGGGGCGGATCAACCTGCTGGACCCGACTGTGCTGGGGGATGTGCACCGGCTCATCGACCAGCACAAACCGGGCCTGGTGTTCATTGGCCCGTTGTACCGGTTGGCGTTGCAGATGAACACGGACGAACAGATCGCCCCGGTGATCGCGGCTCTCGATTCGATCCGTGACCGGGGCGTCGCGTTGGTGATTGAAGCTCACGCCGGCCACGCGGTCGGGGTCAACGGGATTCGTGATGTTCGCCCGCGTGGTTCGTCGGCGCTGCTCGGCTGGCCGGAGTTCGGGTACGGCATCCGCAAAGACACAACTGATGGTGCACCCGCGAACAGGTTCGAGTTTGTGGCCTGGCGTGGTGCGAGAGAGACGAGACAGTGGCCCACCGCTTTGAGGCGTGGGAACTGGGAGGTAGGGGATTGGCCATGGCTGGTCGACGAGGAATGGATCTGAGGGCATGACGAGTGGTGTTGACGCAACCCTCACCCGCGCAGGCTGCACCGCCTGGCCCGAACAGGTCCGGTGTGACCGGTGCGGCTGTGAGGGCACGAGAGGCCCCGGCTCAAAGTGGGGGCTGTGTAGGGATTGTCGGGCAACGATGTCCGCGGCGGAGCAGGAGGCGTGGCGGTGAGCAGCGTGAACCGTGATTGGCAGGACGACGCCGCGTGCGCGAACACCGACCCTGAGTTCTGGTTCCCCACGGAGGGGGATGACGAGTCGGGGCCGTGGCGTCCTACACGGGAGGCGAAACGGATTTGTGCGGGGTGTTCGGTGCAACGTCAGTGTTTGGCGGATACCCCGGTGTGGGATCGGTTCTCTATCAGGGGTGGGATGACTGCCACGGAACGACGTAGAAGGAAGGTTGCGTGATGACCGCTATCGAAAACGAGCGCGAGGCGCTGGCTCAGGTGATCGCCGACTCGTTCTACGCGATGCAAGCGGGATACCAGCCCACCGAAGCATGGGAGATGCCGGAGCCGAGTGCGGGCGACATGCAGCTCGCTCACGACATCCTCGCTGCTGGTTTCCGCCGACAGGGGCCGATCACCGACGCACAGGTGGAAGCCGCAGCCGAATCGCTCTGGCGTCACGACACGGTAGACGACGTGAGGCTTGCCTACGCCCGCGCCGCTCTCAAGGCGGCGAGGGATGCGTGAACGGTCCTTTTCCGTGTCCCACATGCCACACCCCATTCACCTCGGCTGGGACGGTTCACGGGTTGCACGGTAACCCTCCCGGCCTATGGGAACTCCTAGAACACCTCGCGCGCGACGAATGCGCCAACCACACGAACAGGAGCGGAACATGACTGCGCTCGGACGTTTCATGTACTCGATGCGATGCGACCACCCCGGAGGCTGCTCAGCCGAACTAGACGGCGACTACGGCGGGGCGTGGCTCTACGACACGCCGGAAGAGGCCCGCGCCGCCGCACGCGATTACGACTGGGTGGCCGATGACCGGGGCAGGGACTTCTGCTGGGATCATCGGGCGAACCACCCGGACTACGCGGACGGGAGTTCGTGATGACTCGTAGTAGGCGTACTGCCCGCCAAGCCGGAACCAGCGCATGACCGCGTACCAACTGGTCACGTTCGACTGGCCCCGCCCACCCCTGTCAATGAACCAACGCCTCCACCGGATGCAGGAAGCGAAACTCACCGCCATGGTCAGGCAGGCCGCAGCGAACGCGTTCGCCACCTTCCCACCCTCACAGCGGGTGGACGTGACGATGACATGGGAAGTCGCTGACCGACGCCGCAGGGACGCGGAAAACCCCGTCGCAACCCTCAAAGCCCTCTGCGACGGGCTCGTGGACGCCGGGATAGTCCCCGACGACACCCCCGAGTACATGGTGAAACACATGCCTGTCATCCGTTACGAGAAGGGCAGTACCCCGGCGGTGCGGCTCGAGGTCAGGCAGATCCCATGAACCCAATCCTTGCGGGGTTACTCCCGCTCCTCATCACCCTCGGGTTAGCCTCCACCGTCCTAGTCACGGTGGGGGCTTTCTGTTGGGTGTTTCTGCTCCGCCAGGCGCGGGGCGACTACGAACCAGACGACAACACAGGAGACGAAGACTAATGGCAGGCGAAACGATCATCACCGTTATCGGGAACCTCACCGCGGACCCGGAACTCCGGTACACGCAGAACGGGCTCCCCGTCGCGAACTTCACCATCGCATCCACCCCTCGGAACTTCGACCGTCAGAGCAACGAGTGGAAGGACGGCGAGGCGCTGTTTCTCCGCGCGAGCGTGTGGCGTGAGTTCGCGGAGCATGTGGCGGGGTCGCTGACCAAGGGTATGCGGGTCATCGCGTCCGGTGTCCTGAAGCAGCGTTCCTACCAGGACCGTGAGGGCAACCAGCGCACCGCGATCGAGCTTGAGGTGGACGAGATCGGACCCTCGCTGCGGTATGCGACGGCTCAGGTTACCCGTGCTGCTGGTTCGGGAAACTCTGGGTCTCAGCGCGCGGCGGAACCGGCTGATTCCTGGACGAGCCCCGGCACGTTCGGGGACGACTCAACCCCGTTCTGACCGATGGGTAAGCGTCATTGGTCGGACCCGTCTAAGGAGACACGGGCGATGTTGAAAGCGGTTCTGGAGGCCCCTGAGCCGCGTGACGTGTGCGGGCGGTGCAAGGGGTGTCATCCGGGGCGGCAGTTCGGTGGGGACCGGTTCTGCCACGTCCCCGAATGCGGATGCCACAGGACGGGTGGCCACTAAGTGTCCAGACCACGAATATTGGACTTGTTCAGTTGCGCGGGCGGAGCCGGCATGGGATACCACCGTGCCGGCTTCGACGTTGTCGGGGTAGATCTGACGCCACAGCCGAGGTACCCGTTCGAGTTCGTCCAGGCGGACGCTCTCGAATACGTAGCAGGGCACGGTCACGAGTTCGACGTGATCCACGCGTCCCCCCCCTGTCAGCGGTACAGCATCACCGCGAACGCGCACACCGTTGAACACCCGGACCTTCTCGAGCCGACAAGGGAAGCGCTGAAGGCCACCGGGCGCCCGTACATCATCGAAAACGTTGAGGGTGCCCCGCTGATCGACCCGGTGGTGTTGTGCGGTTCGATGTTCGGGCTGCGAGCTCCAGACGTGGACGGTGTTGAGTTGCGGATGGAACGACACCGCCTGTTCGAGACGTCGTTCCCGGTCCCGTTGGCTCCGGCGCCGTGCTTCCACGACGCCGCACCGGTCGGCGGGTCTTACAAGGGGTCCAGGCACCGCAAACCGGAGCACCGGGATAATCCCGGCAGGCGCGGAGGGTACACGCCCCACGTCACCGTCCGGGGCGCGCTGATGGGCATCGACTGGATGAACGAGCACGAGCTGGCGCAGGCGATCCCGCCCGCGTACACCGAATGGTTGGGCGGGCAACTCATCGCCCACTTGGAGGGGGTTTCTAGTGTCGGGTGAACAGGACGAACTGTTGGGGGCGGTCGACGAACTCACGGAACGGGTAGTGCTGCATCAGACCGTTGCGGAGTCCCGGTTCACGTGTGTCGTGTTCGACCAGTCCCTCCTTGAACGCCTCGAGTCCGAAATCCGGTTCTCGCTCAGCCGTGAGGGGGCCAAGAGCCTGCCGAATCAGCGGGTACCGATCAACTCTGGTGCGCTCATGTTGTTCATGCGGATCAGTAGCCAGATCACGGACTGGGCACACGGGGCCAAAGCGGCTGTGTATAAGGGTGATCCGGGGCGGACGCTCAGGGCCTGGTATGTGGCGTGGTCGCAGACACGGCGGGAGGCGGGGGAGGTCACGGCACGGGTCAAGCTGTTGCACGGGTGGGCTGCGTCCATCCGGAGGGAACTCGACCCGCCAAGGCAACGCGAAATCCCCGAACCCTGCCCCGCCTGCGGTGCAACGGAGTATTGGCGGGATGGTGAACGACTCCCAAAACCGTTGGTGTTGGAGATCCCCAGGAACCCGGAGGTGTCGTTGATTGACGAGTCCACCGCGGCCTGTCGTGCCTGCGACAGGCGTTGGGGAGCAAGAGAACTCGCCTACGAACTCGAACAGAAAGAGGTGTACGGATGAGAGTTGGAATCGACCTGGATGGCGTGTGCTACGACTTCGCAGGATCGCTACGGGCCTACCTGGATTCACTTGGTGGGCTACGCGCATACCCCGAGCCGATGCGATGGGAGTTCTACGAGGACTGGGGACTTGACCTCAAGGGATTCCTTAGCGCCTGCCATGCAGGCGTCGATGACGGGATCATCTTCGCGGCGGGCGAACCCTTCACGAACGTCCGCGAAGCCTTCGAGCTGATAAAGGCAAACGGACACACCATCCACATCGTGACCGATCGCACGTTCGGTAAGCCCGGCGCGTCCGCAGCCGCGACGATCGGTTGGCTTGCTCGCCACGACCTGCCCTACGACTCCATCACGTTCAGCGCCGACAAGACGGTGGCGCAACTCGACGTCATGGTGGACGACAAGCCCAGCAACTACGAGGCTCTGCGCGCGGCAGGGGTGGATGCCTACCTGCTCACCCGCGCATGGAACTCTCACGTATCAGAAGCCCAGCGGGTCGATGACCTGCTCCATTTCGCGGAGGTAATCGCATGACCGAGGTACGAACCGTCAGCATCACGGGCGGAGAGAAGGGCGTCAAGCCCGAACGTCATGACCTCGTCCCTGTGGAAGCTCTCGCTGAAGTGGCACGCGTGTACGGTCTGGGCGCGGCGAAGTACGCCGCCCACAACTGGCGCCGCGGGTACGAATGGTCCAAGTCCTACGCCGCCGCACAGCGCCACCTACAGGCGTTCTGGAGCGGCGAGGATCGCGATCCCGAGCTCGGCACCCTGCACCTCGGAAACGCGATCTTTCACCTCATGGGGCTGATCGTGTTCATGACGGAACACCCGGAGTTCGACGACCGGTACAAGGGAGAGTGAAAAGCTTGCGTACGACCGTTCGTTCGTGCTACCATTCGTTCTAGGTCGCTCTCGCGCGCAAAAAAACGGCCACACCTTGCTCCCCATCGTCCTCCGGGCCTGATGGGGATTTTCTTTACACCTCCTCGGTAGTCGTGCGCGGCATAACCGGGTTGCAGGATGGCACGCCCAGGAGCGCGCCGGCACAACAGTGAGCCAAGACCGCAGACTGCGCGAGCTCCACACAGGCCCGAGCCGGGTAAAGCCGTTGGCGGGCCGACCCCTTCTTTCCGTCGCTTCCCCTGCGTCGGGGAAGCCCAATCACGGGGGTAACCGTGGCACTCGACAAGCTCCGCGCCGACCTCGAAGAAGCGCGCCGACAGAAGCCCGCAACGTTCGCGGCATGGTTGGAAACCACCGACCCCGTAACCCGGGATCTCGTCATGGAGTACATCACTGACACATCGGTGATGATTGACCCTTTGGTGGCGAAGTTGCGGAAGAACGATATCCCGATTACGCGGGAGACGGTGGAGAAGTACCGTGACGCTAGCTGATGATCTTGATGCGTTGACGGTTCCGACGCCGCCGAAGAAGTTTCAGCAGCATGCCGAGTTCGACGAGAACGGTGGCACCGCTGCCACCGGGCCTGTCCGGAAGATGGTTACCGACTATCGGGAACTGCTGACGCTCGCCGGGCTAGACCCTGACGCGTTCCGCATCGTCGGGAAAGTCAGCCAGTGGTCCAAGACACACCACGACCGGGAAGACACCTACAGTTTCTTCTTCCAGTTCGAGCGGAACACGCCCGATGAGGAATCGCCCGGCGCGGAGTGGCTTGCATCACTGATCCGCCCAGCCAAGCCGATCAAGCCCGCCAAGACCGCAGGACTGCCCATGGTGGTCTGCCTCGCGGATGCGCAGCTCGGTAAGGACGGCCCGGACTCCACCGGACCGGACGACCTTGACAACAAGTATCATCAGGCGCTTGCGAAGGTGGCTTGGAAGGTCAAGCAGCAGCGTCCTAGCGTCCTGGTGATCGCTGACAACGGTGACCCGGTGGAGGGCATCACGTCGTCGGCGCCGAACCAGATCGCAACGAACACGCTCGAGTTCCCGGAGCAGTTGCAGGCTTGGCAGCGGCGCCTCACGCAGGCGATCCTGACCCTCGCCCCCTACGCGGGTGAAACGCATGTGGCGGCGGTCCCGTCGAATCACGGCGAGGTTCGGAACGCGTCTGGGAAGGTCGGCTACGGGGACCACGGGATCGGCATCGCCAAGACCGTGGAGGAAGCGTTCGCGCTCCTCGCCCCCAACCGGTTCAACCTGACGTTCCACTACCCCCCGTCGAAGTACGACGTCGTGACGTATGTCGACGTTGACGGGACGGTGGTGGCGTTCACTCACGGACACCACGCGGGAGCGTATGACCGCATCCCGCAGTGGGTTGCGAATCAGGCTGCGTCGACACGGTCTCCGATGGCTGATGCTCGGATCGTTTGCCACGGTCACTTCCATCAGCCCGGTTATCGGGAGTCGCGTGGTCGGGCGATCGTGTCGTGTTCGATGTTCGACGCGGGTTCCGCGTGGTTCGAGAACAAGACCGGTGAGCACTCGAAGCCGTCGATTACGACGTTCACGGTGAAGGACTCAGGCGTTTACGCGCTGGAGTTCGTGGAACCGTAACCATCTTCCATCCGCCAAACCCCCGGCACAGAACACTACGGGCCTCGAGCCTGACCCTTTGGAACGCGGGGACGAGGGCGGCGGATCGGATCTTACTGAGGGCGGCGTAACGAACCCACAAGGTTGTTACGCCGCCCTCACCCCTACCGCGTAAGGGCGGTGCGTCATGGCGACGTGTTGGATCTGTGGGAACAAGCCTGACAGGCGGTGCGGTAAATGCGGTGCGGATATCTGCCCCACCGACACCCGCTACTACGTCGACGAAGCGAACATCGCGATCACCCGGAACGCGATCCCCGAGTGTGCCATGTGTTTCCCGCCACGGTTTCCCCGCCCGTACACGTGGGTGCGGGCTGTTGCGCAGGGCGAGTGGGAACCCGAATAGGCGGTGGCTCATGGACGACCGGGAATGGATACGCCCGACTGCGCAGGACCGGTGCGACCAATGCTCCGCGCAAGCCTACGTCGTGACCCGCATCAACGGGACCGACATGCTCTGGTGCGCCCACGACTACCGGGCCGGTGAAGCAAAGCTCGTGACGTTGGCGACCCGCATTTGGGACTTCCGGTTCCTCCTCGAAGAAGACGCATGAGCCGGATCGAAGACCTTGTGTCCGAGCAAGCCGACCCGCCGCAGGCCGAAGACAACTGAACAGTCTCTTGCAAGTCACGCCGGGTGGCTCCCTCAAGGCCGTAGGCCGTCGTTGAGGCGTACCTCAAGCATCCGGGATTCCCATACAGGGGGCGAATGGCGTGACTTGCAAGCGTTGCCAGAAGCCCCCGAAGAACGGGCGACTGCCCAGGGGACTTTGCAGCACCTGCGTTGTCGCGACCGTCAGAGAAGGAACCTACGAGACGTGGGCGGACCCGCTCGTCGTTGCGACCGACTTCGACCGCAAGTACATCAATGCCGGTGGTTACGTGATGGTGCCCACGGGCCATGGTCATGTATGCGAACACACCCTGGTCATGGAAGATGCCCTCGGGCGCAGGCTCGTGCGTGGCGAGAACGTCCACCACATCAACGGCATCCGCGACGACAACCGGATCGAAAACCTTGAGCTGTGGAAGGTGCCGCAACCTTCCGGGCAGCGGGTGCGAGACCTCATCAAGTATGTCGCTGAGTTCCACGCCGACGCGGTCCTAGCGGCCATCGCGGAGATCAGAGGTTCCGATGCCTGAAGACTTTAAGCCGTGCACCTCAACCCTGGTACTCGACTACGACTCGTTGACGTGTTACCTGCCCGATGGTCACGCCGGCCCCCACAAAGACCGGGGCGAACAAGGCGTGTTCTATTGGCAGTACGAGGTGATCCGATGAGCGACACCACAAAGGATGCTCTCGAAGCCGCCATCGCAGCCCACTTCGCTGACGAGTTCGACGGTGCTGTCGCGTCCTCCTGGGTGTTGCAGGCGTACGGGCAACGTATCGACACGAGCGACGGCTACTACCTCACCTCCTGGACAGACGATCAACCCCTGCACATCACCTGTGGACTCATCGAGTACGCGGCACGCAGGCAGGCTGCACGGATCGTGGACGTAGGCGAAGACGACGACGACTAACTGGGAACACTCGCCCGTGTTAATCCCGGTTAGGTGCTGTAACCGGGATCACATCGCGGTGACGACACAAACCACACCACGGGGCTGACAGGAAAGGCCCGATATTAGAGTCCACGCGTTTCGCGTTTTCTCTAATACGGACACACCGGTTTCGATTACCGGCAGCTCCACATACCTCGCTCCCGCCTGCAAACGGGGTTCACGACAAGGTGCCGATGCGAGGTGTAGGGCACACGGTCAGCTACCAGCCCTTGCAGGGGACGCTGACATTTTGGGGCGCAGGTGCGCTGCCTGCTTAATCGAGGATGGAGAATCCGACGCCCCCTTGGTTCTGTAGCTCAGTTGGTTAAAGCGCTGCCCTGTCACGGCAGAGGTCGCCGGTTCAAGTCCGGTCAGGATCGCACATTCCCTTTCGACCCCCGAGGTACACATGCGCGTGTGCTCACAACCCGGATGCCCAACCATCTACCCCACATCCGAGGGGACACGATGCGCCCAACACCGACGCCAAGCGGACAGGGCACGCGGCACGGCACGAGACCGGGGCTACACAACCCCAGGACACCAGGCATTCCGCACAGCCGTACTCACACGAGACCCCATCTGCGTCCTCTGCAGCCGCGCATTCGCCACCGTAGCGGACCACTACCCACGGTCACGCAAAGAGTTGATCGAGCTCGGTCTCAACCCCAACGACCCTGCTGCTGGCCGAGGCCTGTGTAAGCCCTGTCACGACACATCCACAGCAGAACACCAGCCCGGAGGCTGGCACACCTGAACGGATGTTCGAACGTCCGTCACCAAGGGGTGGGGGAGACCCCATCCGACCCACCTGGCAAAGTACCGCCGGGGAGGGCTGCGTCAGGTGCGCCGGGTTCAAAGTGTTGCCCATCGAAGGGATGTTCGGATGCTTGCGTGCCAGTGGCCGGCGTGCACGGTCGCGCTCGAGCGGAAGTCGGGCTCGGGGCGGAACCCAAAGTGGTGCGAAGCGCATCGCCGCGAAGTCAAGCGCGTGCAGCAGATGGACAGCCGGTCGCAGATATGCGTAGAGGATGGCTGCGACCGTCCGGTACGGGCGCGCGGCGTGTGCAACATGCACTACAAGCGCGAGCTACGGCGCGAGGGAAAGTTGGCGTCTCCGTGGGATGAGCGGAGGCGTGCTAACTGGCAGGCAAGGCGGGCGCTCAAGCTCGGCGCCGCAGTCGAGCCCTTCACGCTAGCGGATGTCATCGCTCGCGACGGAGTCTGCTGCGGGATCTGCGGCGTGGACGTCGACCTGACACTTCGCCACCCTAACCCTTACTCCAAGTCTCTGGACCATGTGGTCCCACTCTCGCGCGGCGGCGCGCATTCCGCCGATAACTGCCAACTGGCGCACCTCCGATGCAACGTGTCGAAGGGCGCTCGAGTGGCCTAGTTCCGTGGTCGCGTGATGCGGCCGAGCGTGATGCTTAGGACGTGATGTCACATGACTTCTGGTGGTGCTCGGGCTCGTAGTGGTCCGCCTGCTGATCCGAATGCTTTGCGGCGTGATCGTGCGGGTGATAGGGAGTGGGCGACTCTGCCTGCTGAGGGGTTTCAGGGTGAGGTTCCTGAGTTCCCGTTGCCTGATGCGTTGTCTGCTGAGGTGGCGTTGTGGGGGAAGTTGTGGCGGAAGCCGCAGGGTGTGATGTGGGCGCGTCTGGGGCTTGAGTTTCAGGTGGCGGCGTATGTGCGCGCGTTTCTTGAGTCGGTTCAGGAGAAGGCTTCTGCTGGGTTGAAGACGGCTGTGCTTCGCATGGAGGCGGAGTTGGGTTTGTCGACGGTTGGTATGGGGCAGTTGCGGTGGCGGATCGCGGCGGATGAGGTGGCTGAGCGGCGCGGGGAGGCGAATGCGCCTGCTGCCCGGCAGTCTGCCCGGGACCGGTTGAAGGCTCTCAATGGGTAAGCCGATGTTTGTTACGGCGGAGTGGATTGAGGCTCATTGTGTGATTCCTGACCAGGAGTCGCGGGGTGAGCCGTTCCTGTTGGGTGATGACCAGTTGCGGTTTGTGCTGTCTCACTATTCGGTGAAGCTTGATGCGCTGCCGGCTGGTGCGATGGTGGCGGGGCGGCGGGTGAAGCCTGCTGATGCTTTCCTGTACCGGCGTTCGCAGTTGGTGCGCGCTCAGAAGTGGGGCAAGTCGCCGCTGGTGTCGGCGTTCGTGTGCCTCGAGGGTGTGGGGCCGGCGACGTTCGCGGGGTTCGCTGAGCTCGGTGACGTGTACGACTGCCGCGACTTCGGGTGCCCGTGTGGGTGGGTGTACGAGTATGAGCCCGGTGAGCCGATGGGTAAGCCGTGGGTGACTCCGCTTATCCAGATCACGGCGACGACCGAGGATCAGACTGACAACACGTATGACGCGTTGCGGCCGATGATCGAGCTCGGGCCGTTGTCTGAGGTGATCCCGAAGACGGGTGAGGAGTTCATCAGGCTTCCGAACGGTGGCCGTATTGATGCGGTGACGTCGAAGGGTAATTCGCGTCTGGGTCAGCGTGTCACGTTCGTTGTTCAGGATGAGACGGGGTTGTGGCTCGAGACGAACGGCGGCTGGAACCTGGCGAAGAAGCAACGTCAGGGTTTGGCTGGTATGGGTGGTCGTGCGATCGAGACGACGAACGCGTGGAACCCTGCCGATAACTCGGTGGCGCAGCGTACGTATGAGTCGAAGTCGAAGGACGTCAACAAGGATTTCGAGCAGCCTCCCGCGGATCTTGACTTCAAGAAGAAGGCGGATCGGGCGAAGATTTTCGCGTTCAACTATCGTGCAGCCCCTTGGGTGTCGCTGACCGCGATTGAGGGTGAAGCGGCGGAGATGTTGGAGACGTCGCCGGCTGATGCGGAGCGGTTCTTCGGTAACCGGATCGTGTCGGGGTCTGGCGCGTGGTTTGACATGCCGAAGTGGGATGCGAAGAACCACGACGGTAAGGACGGTCGTCCTGGCCCGGTGGTGGTGGCGCCGCGGACGCGGGTGTGTCTCGGGTTCGACGGGTCGGACAACAACGACTTCACGGGTATCCGGTTGGAGACGTTGGATCAGTACCAGTTCACTCCGACGTATGGGGACGCGAGCCGTCCGACGTTGTGGGAGCCGGGGGACTGGAACGGGCGTATCCCGAAGTCTGAGGTGAACGCTGCGGTCGACGAGCTCGCTAACCGGTTCGAGATCGTGCGTGCGTACTGCGACGTCATGTTCTGGGAGTCGGAGATTGACACGTGGGCGTCCCTGTATGGGGAGAAGGTGTTCATCGGGTGGCGCACGAACCGTGTGACGCAGATGCACGCCGCGCTCGAGCGGTTCCGTGGGGACGTGTACAACCCGGATTCCCCGTTCCGGCATGACGGTGACCCGGTGACGACGACGCATGTGCGTAACGCGATTGTGCGGTCTCGTGCGTTGAATCCGCTCACGAAGGAGCGGCAGTACATCCTCGGGAAGCCCGAGGAGCATCAGAAGTTCGACTATGCGATGTCGTCGGTTCTCGCGCATGAGGCGGTCATGGATGCGATCGCGGACGGTGCTCTGGCTGCGAAGCCGGACAACTTCATTTACTACTGAGCCTTTGGAGGGCGCATGGACGCGGATGCGGCCCGGAAACTGACTCAGCGGATTTACACCCGCCTGAACAACCGTCGCCCGGATATTGAGCGGGCGGAGTCGTATTACGAGGGGGATCAGCCTCTCAATTTTGCGACTGAGGAGTGGAAGAAGGCGAACGCGTCCCGGTATGCGGATTTCTCCGACAACTGGTGTGGGACGGTTGTGAATGCTGAGGCGGAGCGTCTGAAGCCTATTGGTGTGACGAACATGCCGAAGGGTGCGGCGTCGAAGCTGTGGGATGCGTTGCAGATGAATGAGTTTGATGCTCAGTTCTCGCAGGGTGCGGTTACGGCGTTGACGGCGAAGCGGTGTTTCGTGATTGTGTGGGGTGACTCTTCGGGGGAGCCGATTGTCACGTTTGAGCATCCGTCGTCGGTTGAGATTGAGTACGACTGGGAGAATCCGCGTCTGCGTACGGCTGCGTTGAAGACGTGGGTGGATGAGGATGACGAGTACGCGACCCTTTACACGGCGGATGACGTGTGGAAGTGGATTCGCCCGCGGGTGACGCCGGCTAACGAGCTCGAGTCGATGTCGGAGCAGCAGCGGGAAGAGTACGCGGCGTCCGGTGGGTGGGAGCCGCGTGAGGGTGCGGCCGACGACTCGTGGCCCATCCCTAACAAGCTCGGTGTTGTGCCGGTGGTGGAAATCCAGAACCGGCCGACGCTGAAGGGTGACCCCCTGTCGGAGATTCAGGGTGTCATGCCCATGCAGGACGCTATCAACCTGCTGTGGGCGTACCTGTTCCTGGCGGCGGATTACGCGTCGATGGATGCGCGGGTGATGCTCGGCACGCAGCCGCCCATGATCCCGATCCTGGACGCGGACGGTAAGCCGATCGGTCAGCGCCCGGTGGACATGAAGGATCTCCGGGAACGGCGCCTCATCACCATCACTGGGGACAACGCGAAGATCGACTCGTGGAAGGCTGCGAGCCTCGACATCTTCACGGACACGATCGAGATTGCGGTAGGGCACATTGCGGCGCAGACCCGCACACCCCCGCACTACCTAGTCGCGAACAAGGGGATCTCGAACCTGTCCGGTGATGCGCTGAAGTCCGCTGAGATTGGTCTGAACAAGAAGGCTGGGGAGTTCATCACGTTCACGGACCCGCAACTGCGGGAGGTGCTGCGGCTGGTGGCTCTCGTGAAGGGTGACTCGAAGACGGCGCAGGCTACCCGGCTGGCGAAGATCGTTTGGGAGTCCCCGGAGATCCGGTCTGAAGCACAGTTGGCGGATGCTCTGGTGAAGAAGTCGCAGATGGGTTACCCGTTCGAGTACCTGCTGGAACTTGACGGGCGTTCCCCTGCGGAGATTCGGCGGATCATGAAGCTGCGTCAGAAGGAACTCGACGAGGCGTTGGGTGCTGGGGTGCAGGCGGCGGTTCAGGGGGCCTTTGATGACGGCTCTGACGAGGTTGGCGAGTGACAGGCAGGCGCGGCTGGTAGCGACGTCCAATGGGGCGTCACGGCTCGTTCTGCGGTTGTGGAATCGGACCCGTGGCGGTGACCTTGACGCCGGCTGGGACGTGATTGCCCCGCAGGTGGAGCGGGTTGTCACGTTGGCGCAGGTTGCGGCGGCTCGTCAGTCTTCGGCGTATGTGCGGGAGGCTGGCGGGCTGCTGGGTGCCGACATGGAGCCCGCGTCGTTGGTGCCGGAAGCGTTCGGTGGTGCGACGCGTGAGGGGCGGAGCATCGCCCCGGAGTTGTATGCGGCTGTGACGACCACGAAGACGCTGATCGGGCGTGGCGTGGGCGTTGGGCAGGCGTTCCGCACTGGCGCGGCGTTCATGTCCGTGATGGCGTCAACGCTGGTGCGGGATGCTGGGCGGGCCGCTGACGGCACGTTGAGCGTCGGGCGGGGCGCCCGGTATTCGGTGCGTGTGATCCAACCGGGGGCGTGCTCGAGGTGCGCGATCCTCGCCGGGGTGAAGGGGTACCGGGTCGATTTCGACCGTCACCCTGGGTGCAAGTGCACGTCGATGTGGTTGTTCGATGACGAGGTGCCTGACGGGTTCCACCGTGACACGGGCGACTATTTCGAGTCACTGTCGGCGGCGGAGCAGGAGCGGGTGTTCACGAAGGCTGGTGCTGAGGCGATCCGGCTGGGTGCTGACCCGGTGAAGGTTGTCAATGCGCGTCGTGGCATGTACACGTATGCGAAGAAGCACCCGGACGGCACGTTCTCCCCTGCACGGTTGCGGCCCATCCAGATTGGGACGTCGCGTGACGGTTCCCCGTTGATGGTGTACGCGACGCAGGAGGGTACGACGTCCCGTGGCGTGTGGGGTCGGTCGCAAGTGTTGAACGCGAACCGGATCGGTAATGACCGTTACCGGCGCACCTCAACCCTGCGGCTCATGCCGGAGCAGATTCTTAGCCAGGCGACTTCCCCGGAGCGTGCCCGCGAACTGTTGCAGAGGTACGGCTACCTCCACTGAGTTTCCCGCGTGAAGCGGTGAATCACCCCGTATGGGGTGTCTAGGCGACCTGTGACGGGTCGCCTTTTTCTATCCCATCCATAGGAGTGATTCCAATTGAACGAGACCGACGACGTTGAGACGACGGACGCGGAAGAGATCGCAGTCGACGGAGCCGACACCGATACCTCTGAAGAAGAGGCGTCGGAGCAGGAAGACCCGACCGCAGGACTGAAGAAGGCTCTTGCAGCGGAGCGTAAGGCACGCAGGGACGCGGAAAAGAAGGCCCGCGACCTGGAGGCGGCACGCGCTGACGCGAACAAGGAGCCGGCTGAGCAGGCTCTCGAGCAGGCCCGACGCGAAGCACGCGAGGAAGCCCAGACGGCTTTCAACCAGCGACTTGTGCAGGCCGAACTGAAGGCCGCACTGAAGGGCGCGGTGAACAACCCCGCCCTGGCAATGAAGGTGATCGACGTTTCAGAGATTGACGTTGACGCCAACGGTGAGGTTGACGCGCAGTCCGTGACGGACGCGATCGAAGCAGCCCTTTCGCAGTACCCGGAGCTGAAGCCGATGGATCAGAAGAAGTTCACCGGCACCGCAGATCAGGGCGCGAAGGGCAAGGCTTCCCGACCGCACCAGCTTTCCCGTGAAGAACTCGCAGCACTTTCCCCCGAGGCGCGAATCAAGGCCCATGAGAACGGGCAGCTTGACGACCTCCTCGGCGGGCGGGGCTAACCAAACCAAGAGAGGCCAATCATGGCTGTTACCAATTTCATTCCGGAGCTCTGGACGGCGAAGATCCTCGTCGCGCTCCGCAAGAAGGCCGTTGCCGGTCAGCTTGTGAACCGTGATTACGAGGGCGAGATCAAGAAGGCCGGTAACACGGTCAACATCACGTCGATCAATGACGTGACGATCGGTACGTACTCGGCTCACACGAACATCACCTGGGAAGACATCGACGACGCGACCCGCGCGCTCGTGATCGACCAGCAGCGTTACTTCGCGTTCGAGATCGACGACATTGAGCGTGCGCAGGCTGTCAACGGTGGTGCGGTGCTGAACCAGGCGCTTGACAACGCCACGTACCAGCTTCGCGACATCGCTGACGCGTTCCTGTTCGACGCGATGAACGACGCGATCCAGGGCACCGCGAACGACCTCGGGACTGTCGCGATCCACACGACCGCGAAGAACCTGTACGACTCGTTCGTGGACCTCGCCGTCACCCTTGACGTCGACAACGTCCCGGAGGAGGGCCGTTGGGCTGTCGTTTCGCCGGCTCTGCACGGGCGTCTCCTCAAGCTGGACACGTTCATCACCCCCGGTGACCAGGCCGCGCCTGCCGCGCGTCTGAACGGGTACATCGGTTCGATCGCGGGTCTCGACATCTACAAGTCGAACAACCTTCCCGCTGTGACTGATGTTGCGGCGACTGGTGGTCTCGCGATCGCTGGTCACTCGATGGCGACCACGTTCGCTGAGCAGATCACGTCGGTTGAGGCTGTGCGTCTCGAGAACCGTTTCGCGGATGGCCTGAAGGGTCTCCACGTGTACGGCGCGAAGGTGGTCCGTCCGACCGCTCTCGCTGTTGTCGAGTTCGACGCCACCGCGTAAGTCATAGAGGAGGAATCGTGGAAGCGTTCACCAGTTCCGATGAGGTCGCTACGCGACTGAAGCGCACGTTTACGAGCGCTGAGGATGAGTGGGTTACCGCTCTGCTGGTGGACGCTTCCGCGTACCTCCGGTCGGTGATCGGGCAGGACGTTTACCCGACCACCACCTCGACGTTCACGGCATGGCCGGATGCTGGGCGGGTTGATCTGCCTCAGTATCCGGTCGTGTCCGTGGGCGCGGTTGAGCGGGATTCGGTGGCCGTGGATTACACGTACCGGCCCGGGTACCTGACGGTGGATTGTGATGACCCGGTGGATGTGACGTTCACGTGGGGTGTTGCGACGGCACCGGAACTCCTGGTGTCCCTCGCGGCGGTGTTGGTGTCGCAGGCGATCCTTGCGGTGGAGACCGGTTCGGGGCTCACGTTCGGCGGGTTGTCGTCGATCGCTCTTGATGATTTCCGGGCTGCGTTCGCGGAGGGTGGGGCGGCGTCGGGGATGGTGCTCCCGGAGCCGCAGCAGAAACTCATCCGCCGTCAGTTCGGGCGTGGTGACGTGCATGTGGTGGAGACCCGATGAGTCTGTTGAGCGGCGCCCGGTCGTTTGGGCGTGCGCAGACGGAGGCCCGGTTCACTGAGACGTTGACGGCGTTCACGGTCGCGTTGAGTGACGAGCCCGGTGAGGACGGGTACACGGAGACGGAAACGGTCGTGTATTCGGGTGTTGCGGGTGAGGTGAAGTTCCCGACGTTGACGGTGCGTGAGCGGGACCAGGGCGGGCAGGTGCCGGCGGTTCAGGACGTGGTCGTGAAGGTGGCTGTGGGGGCTACCCCGAATGTTGCGGTGAACACGTTTTGGCGGGTGACGGCTTCGACGTCGGATGCGTCGCTGGTGGGGCGCGTGTTTCGCACGAAGGGTCTCCCGCAGGCGGGGAATGTGACCGCGCACCGTTACCCGGTGGAGGCGAGCTGAAATGCGGTTCCCCATCTATGCACGCGAGTACGTGCTGAGTTCGGCGCAGATCGCGGCACTCGGCGGTCGTGAGTTCCTTGAGCGTCTTTGGAACTTGACCCAGGAACGGGACGGCGAGGATGACTGACGGTATCAGTTTCGATTTCTCCGAACTGGACCGCCTCGCCGCAGACCTCGTGAAGGTCGCGGACAGTATCGAACCGTTCCTGAAGTCGGCGCTCAACGTGACCTCACTGAAGGTGAAGCGGGCGGCGCAGACGAAGGTCGGGCGGCGCCGGCATTTCCGGCAGGCGGCTCGAGCGATCACGTTCGACGTGGAGGCCCGCCGCGGCGGGTTGTTCTCCGACATCGGGTACGACAAGCGGCGTGGTGCTGGGGCCTTGCTCGGAAACCTCGTCGAGTACGGCGCCCCGAACTCCCCGAACGCGCTCACCCCTGGGCACGAACTCGCGTCGTCACTGCGTGAGAACGAGGCGGATTTCGTGTACGGCATCGAGCGGGCTGAGGAAGACGCACGTCGGAAGGCGGGGCTGTGAAGAAACACACTGACGCCCTGAAAGCGAAGACGCAGGAGATCCCCGCGTTCGCGTCGAAGACGTTCATCACCGTTGCCCCTGGGGCGGTTGCCCCGTACATCGTGTGGCATCCGGCGCGGGGGGAGAACGGGCAGACGGCGGTCACTGGTCCGAAGGTGCGGCGTAACCCGCGGTACACGGGACACATCGTCGGAAGGTCGGCTAACGAGGTGCAAGACCTCATGGACGATCTCGAGGAACTGCTGGTCCCAGGCGGGCGGGGAATCACCCTGACCGTGGCGGGGGAGCGGTCTAAGCCGGTCTGGTTCTCGTCCCCCCTGCCTATTCAGGTGTCGACCGACCCGCAGCCCACGGTGATCTACGGGGTGGTTGAGGTGGGTTGGTCCGCCGACCCTGAATAGCCCGCAAGCCGACGTTGGAGCCCTCGCCGCGTGCGGGGGCTTCGCCAGTTAAGGGGGTCCGCATGGAGATCGAGGACGCCAACGGTAACCGGGTGACGGTGACCGAAGCGTATTGGCGGCGGTGGCCGTCCGTAAGAGAGAACTTCCGCCCCGTGGCGGAGACACCGGACCTGACCGGGTCCATTGAGCCGCCCACGGGCGACAAGACAGAGGAGAACTGAAATGGCAGCAGAAGCCGTTCCCCAGAGTGTCAACTGGGACGACAACCTGCGTATCACGTGGACTGCGGAGGCGGAGGACCCGAAGTCGGCCGCTGACCTCATCGCGGGCGTCGACCTGACGTACTCGCTGAAGTCCCTGACGCGCACGATCAACGAGGCCCGCATCGAGGACCCGCGCCTGACTCTCAAGCAGATCCTTGAGCGTCCCGGCAAGGTGACGGAGCAGGTTGAGGTGCAGTACGTGTTCGGTGACGCGGGTGATGTTGCTGCGGCGACGCTCGTGCAGGGCACGAAGGGTCACCTGACGCTCCGGTATTCGACTCCGAACGCGACGGCGTGGGCTGCGGCTCAGATCGTGGATGTCATCACGGTTGAGTGTGGCAAGCAGCGTAAGGACTCGCCGGTTGAGAACGGTGTCCAGACGATTACGCAGACGCTGTTCGTGATCGACACGACTGAGGATGACGTCGCGGTCGCAGCGTAACACCCCCCGGCCCGAGGTGGCTCCACCCCACCTCGGGCCGGGTTCACATTCCTGGTGGATTCCGTTCCAGACGACGATGAGGAACACATCAACAATGTACGTACGCACAGGAGAGCGGCACGGCTATTCGCAGGCCGACGCCACGCACCCCGAGAACCAGTTTGCCTTCCAGGTTTCACCCCTCCCCGTTCGGGACTGGGCCGAGGCCGCGCTGAAGGCGGCGCAGGACGCCTATTTCGCTGAGCACCCCGAAGAGCGTAAGCGCGCGGCGTCGCTGCTGTGGCGCATTGAGAAGGTCGGCGGCTGGCAAGACCCGACCTACAGGTTCGCGATTGGCGACAGCACATACGTGGACGCTCAGCGGCTCGCTGACGCCGCCATGGAGACCCTGCGCCAGGTCGGAAGAAGGGGCGCCTGATGAGTATTCAGGATTTGATCGCTCAGGCTCGTGCGGAGGCAGAGGCCCCGCCGACTGAGGAGAACGGCAAGTACGCCGCCGCGTCGGTGGTGATCGCCGGCCAGAAGGTGCAGCTCGGGTTCACGAAGATGCTCGGGGCGGAGTGGTCCGCGTTGACGGTCATCCACCCTCCCCGAAAGGGTTCCGTCGCGGACGCGTCTGTCGGATTCGATTTCGACGCTGTCGCGGGCAAGTACCCTGCCGCACACATCACTGTTGAGGGTGAGCATCCGACCGCGGAGGAGTGGACCGAACTGTACGGGCTCATGGAAACCCCGTGGCGGAACGTCGTGCAGATGAAGCTGTTCGACCTTCACCAGTCCGGCCCGGCGCGGCAACTGTTGGCACTGGGAAAAGTTTCCTCGGGGGCCGGTTCCAGGAAGAAGCGGAACTAGCCCTCGAGATAGGTGTGTCGCCGCGTCGGCTCTCAGGGTGGGAGCCGGCGGAGGTGACGACATACGAGTACGAAGACGGGCGGCTGGTGCGTTCCGTGACCGTCCGTGAGGCCGAGTTCTCAGACCTTGACGTTGCGACGCTGATTGAGGCGCGGCGCCGTCAGCGGGTGAAGCGCGGCCCGCACGGGTACACGCTCAACGAGGCGATGGACCCGGATAACCAGTTCGCGTTCAAGGCGGACAAGCCTGTGCGGGATTGGGCTATGGCCGCTCTGCATCAGGCGCAGAAGGCGTGGTTCGCGTCGCATCCCGAGGATAAGGGTGATCCGTCGCTGGTGTTCCCCGTGGAGAAGCGGTAAGTCCCCAGACGACGAGCGCCGCTATCCCGGCGAGCACACCGATACCGAGCGGGACGAGTACCGCGATCGCGGGGAGCCCGCCTGTCATGGTGCCTGTCATCAGGTCGTAGGTGCTGAACGTGCCCGCGTTGTTCAACGCGAACAGTACCAACGCCACTAGGAGCCCCAGCGCTGACACCGCTATGAGCGCGATCAGCGCTGGGTTCTTGATCTTCATGTCGAGCAGAGTACCGGAGCGCCGGTCCTAATACATCCCTGGGGGTGCGATGGCTGATCGGCAGACGAAGGTCACGCTGGCGTTGCAGATGCAGCAGTACGTGGACGGTATGCGTGCGGCGTCTAAGGCGACGCGGGAGACCGCTTCGGAGGCGCAAAAGCTGACGCAGCAGCGGGAAGCGTTCACGCTACTGGGGCGGACGGCTGTGACCGCTGGTGGCGTGATGGCTGCTGGTCTTGCGGTCGCGGTGGCGAAGTTCGCGGAGTTCGACCAGGCGATGTCGAACGTTCAGGCGGCGACGCATGAGACGACCGAGAACATGGAGTTGCTGCGTGACGCGGCGCTCGAGGCGGGCGCTACCACCGTGTTCTCTGCGACTGAGGCCGCGAACGCTATCGAGGAACTGGCGAAGGCTGGTATCGCCACTGAGGACATCCTGTCCGGTGGGCTCACGGGTGCGCTGGATCTCGCCGCGGCGGGTGGGCTGGGTGTTGCTGAAGCGGCGGAAATCGCCGCCACGACGATGCAGCAGTTCAGCCTTGAGGGTGACAAGGCCACCCACGTTGCGGACATCCTCGCCGCGGGTGCCGGCAAGGCAATGGGCGATGTCACTGACATGGCCGCTGCGCTGAACCAGGCGGGTCTCGTCGCTAACCAGTTCGGCATCGACGTTGAAGAGGCCGCGGGTGGTCTCGCGGCGTTCGCGTCACAGGGCCTCCTCGGGTCTGACGCGGGCACGTCGCTTCGCACGATGCTGCTGCGTCTCGCGAACCCCACCGAAGAGGTCAAGGACCTCATGAAGGCGATCGGGTTCGAGGCGTATGACGCCGCCGGTAACTTCATCGGCCTTAAGGGTGTTGCGGGTGAGCTCGAATCGTCCCTGGCGGGGATGACTGAGGAGCAGAAGCAAACCAACCTTGCGATGATCTTCGGTCAGGACGCGATTCGTGCGGCGACGATCCTCTACGAGGAGGGCGCGGCGGGTATCGAGGAGTGGACGAACAAGGTTGATGACGCCGGTTATGCGGCGGAGACCGCGGCTACTCGTCTGGACAACCTGAAGGGTGACTGGGAGGCCCTGTCGGGTGCGGTTGACACTGCCCTGATTTCGATGGGCGAGGCGGCGGACGGTCCTCTGCGGACGTTCATCCAGTCCCTCACGGGGCTTGTCGACATGTTCAATGAGATGCCCGAGGCTGGCCAGCAGGCGGTGTTCTGGATCGGTGCTGTGGGTGCTGCGGCGCTCACCGCCTACGGTTCGTACCTGCTGCTGGTTCCGAAGATCGTTGAGTACAACGAAGCCCTGGGAGTGATGGGGCCGAATGCTCAGCGGGCGGGGCGTGCGCTTGCTCTGATCGGTAAGGGTGTCGGTATCACGGCGGCTGTCGCTACGGCGATGACGATTGCTGCTGATGCGGCGGTGAAGTTCGCGCGTGAGGTGCGTGGTACGGACGAGGCTGTCGCGAAGGCGACGACCACGAACCAGACGTTCCTTGAGGCGATGGAGTCGCTGAAGACGACGACTGATGCGACCGCTGGTGGTGTGGCGCGTGCGTTGGATGCTCTCGCGTCTGGGGATGTGCTGGGTCCGGTCGGCACGGACATCCTTGTTCTGCGGGACACGCTCACCGAGCTCGATAAGGGGCTTGAGGGTCTTCCGCTGGATGATGCTCGGCGGAAGTTCCAGACGTGGGGTGACGAGCTGGGCCTGTCGCGGGCGCAGATGGGCACGCTCCTTGATGAGTTGCCTGGGTTGCGGGATGCGATTCGCGAGAACCTGATCCAGACGGGTGACGCTGCTGACCGTCAGTCGGTGTTGAATGAGGCGCTTCGGGATGCGGAGCCGCCGGCTAAGACTGCGGCGGACGCGTTCAAGGCTATTGCGGATGAGGCGGACGAGGCTGAGTCGAACCTGTCCGATATGGAGGAGGCGCTGCGGGGTGTTGCTGGTGCCGCGGTGGAGATGGGGGCCGCGAAGGATTCGGCTCTCAGTGCTCTGAACGATCTTAAGGATGCTGCGGAGGAGGAGGGTGCGACCCTCGACGGGACGAATGATGCGTCTATCGCTCTGCGTGATGCGATTCGTGAGGTTGAGGAGTCGCACCGTGACGCCGCTCAGGCGATCCTCGAGAACGGCGGCACCCTTGAGGATGCTCGTACGGAGTGGGAGAAGGGTCGCGAAGCGGTCATCAATCAGCGGATCGCGATGGGTGAGTCCCGTGAGGAAGCGGAGAAGTGGGCTGACCAGAACCTGGGGTCTGCGAAGGAAGTTGAGAAGGCCCTCCAGGGCGTGAAGACGGCCGTCGAGCAGATCCCGGACACGCAGACGATCACGATTACTGCGGATGACGGTTCGGCGCGTGAGGTGTTGCGTCGGCTTGTCACGTTCGCGAATGGGACGTCGATCTCGGTTCCGGTTCGTGGGTCTGCGGATTGGGAGGGGCCGGGTCGTGCTGATGGTGGCGCGATCTATGGTCCTGGTGGTCCGCGGGATGACGAGGCGGGTTGGTATCGCCTGTCGAATGGTGAGCACGTGTTGACGGCTTCGGATGTGGCTGCGATGGGTGGTCAGCACAACGTGTACGCGTTCCGGGAGTCGCTGCATGGCGGCGGTTCGTTCGGGGGCGGTGGAGGCGGGAACGTCCAGGTCGACATTCACCCTCAGCCGGGGATGAGTGAGGAACAGATCGGGCACGCTGCGGCTAAGACGCTTGAGTTCGAGATGAGGGCGGTCTGATGCTTGAGGCAACCCTTGGTTCGCTCACGTTTGTTGGTGACGCGGGGGCGGCGACATACACGCTCGAGGAGTTGGATGGCTGGTTCGTCAACTCCGCGACGATGCGTCGTGAGTATGTCGACCGCCCCAACCAGCACGGGCAGTTCGCTACCCCCGGGTTCCTGTCGGGTCGGATTGTGACTCTCTCGGGGAAGGTGCACGCGTCTTCGGATGCGGACTTTGAGGCGGCGCTCGTCGCGTTGTCCGGTCTCCTTGCGGATGGGGAGTCGGCCACCCTCACGGTGACAACCGGGGTTGGTGCGACGACGGCGACGGTGTACCGGTACGGGATGCCCCGCACACGCGTGATCGTGTGGGGTTCGCTCGCTGAGTACCAGTTGCAGTTGTGGGCGCCTGACCCGGTCAGGTATGGGCCGTCTGCTGAGGAGTACGTATGACGTGGTCGTATTGGTTTTGCGACACGATCACGGGTGCGAAGATCCTTGAGGTTGAGCCGGCTGGTGGTTCGTGGTCGCGTCGTTTGAATACGGCGGGGTCAGGGCAGCACGTGTTCACCCTCGGGGATGGGGTGCACACGCGGGCTGAGTGGCGGAATGCGACGATCGCGTGGGACCGGACACTGGTGGTGTGCTGGGATGACGAACCCGTGTATGCGGGGCTCATCACGGGGCGCCCGTACTCGTATGACACGAAGGTGTTGACGGTTCAGCACGTCGATCTGCGGGCGTTGTTCCTGTACCGGTTGCCGTTCGGTGAGAACTCCTATTGGGAGGACGAGTCGGCGGGTATCCCGGGGAAGCTGACGATCTCGAGCAAGTCGCTGGTGTCAACCCTGGGGTTGGTGTTGGAGGCGGGCACGACGGGACCGGTGGGCGGCGCGGACTACTCCCTGCCACTGGTACTCCCGTCCCTGTCCACGGCGGGGTCGTTCTCGACCACGTATGAGAACTACAACTTCCAGCGGGTCGCGGACATCCTTGACGAGATTCAGGAGATGGACGGTGGCCCGGATGTGGAGTTCTCTCCGCAATGGTCTGGCACGGACACGCTTGAGTGGGTGGTGCGGGCTGGGGCGTTGACGGGTGGTTCGTTCACGTTCGATCTGACGACGAAGACGCATGGTGTGTCGTCGTACACGGTGAATGAGAACGCGCAGAAGCAGGTTACGGGTGTGTTCGGGGTGGGGCAGAACTACGGCGCCGAGATGGTGGTCGGTGGTACCCCGGGGGTTCCGGTCGCTTCGATCCCGGCCCGTGATGATGTTGTCGCGTGGAAGATGGTGAAGACGAACGAGCACGCGTCGCAGTTGGCGAAGGAGCGTGTGCGGGCGTTCAAGGACCCGACCGTGCAGCCCGACATTCGGGTGATGGCGACGGTGGTATCCCCTGCTGATCTGGTGTTGGGGTCGTCGGTGACTGTGGTTATCGAGGCGGATGAACCGTTCCTGCCTGACGCGTCGAAGACATACCGGCTGATCGGGTTGTCTGCGGATGTGGGCCTCGAGGTCTCGTTGCTGATTGAAGAGGAGGCCGTCTGATGGGGGCTATCGACGGTGGCAACGAGCTCGGGAAGTTGGCGCGGCGGGTCCGTCAGTTGGAGACTCAGTCGGGGTCTGAGGGTGCCGGGTTCGGTGGCGGTGACAGTAGCAACCATCCTGGTTCGGGTGAAGAGTCCGTGCAGATCGGTGAGCGTGCCGCTGCGGACTGGTATTCGTCGGTAGCGATTGGCCCGGACGCGAAAGCGCAAGCGATCACCGATGACGAGTCCGGTGAGGGTATCGCGATTGGTTCGCAGGCGACGGCGGACGGGTTTGGGACGACGGCTGTTGGTGGGCGTGCGTACGCACAGTGGGAGACGTCTACGGCGATCGGGTGGTCCGCGGATGCGTTGCATTTGCGGTCGACTGCGATTGGTGAGAACGCGGTCACGACGCAGGCGGATCAGATTCGTTTGGGTAAGTCGGGGCAGCAGGTGTCAGTCCCCGGCAACCTCGTGGTCAACGGGACATTCTCTAACCCGTCCGCACGCCGGTTGAAGCGTGACATCATCCCGGCGCCGAGTCTGCGCGACGTGTTCCCTGACCTTGTTGAGTACGAGTACATCGACGGTGACGGGGCGCGCCGTATCGGTTATATCGCGGATGACCTTGTGGGGACTGATGCGGGGCGGTTCGTTACCTCCGATGCGGAGGGGCGGGCGGAGGCGATCGACATTATCGGGTTGCTGGTGGCGCAGGTTGCGGTGTTGAACGCGCGGTTGGTCGCGCTCGAGGAGAGGGGCTGACTGTGGCGGGAGTGTTCATCGACCCCACCCCGTACAACGTGTACGCGGGGGATGCGTGGTCGCAGTCCTTTGAGTTCGGGGAGTACACGGGGTACACGGCGGCTGTAGCTGCGGGGTATGCGGGGACTGTGGCGGAGTGGCTTGCGCTGGACCCCGCCAATGCTGATACGTGGGTGGCGGAGGATCTTTCGGGTCTGTCGTCGTGGAGTTCGCAATGGCGTCCCACCGCGGAGTCCGCGGACAGCCTCGCTATCAGCTTGACGGTTGACGCGACCGCGGCGGCGACTGGGGTTATTACCCTCGGTGCGTCGGAGGCGCAGACACGTGCGATGGGCGCCTCGGGTGTCTTCGATATTCAGGCGGCGCTTCCCAGTGTGCGGACCCTCACTCGCGCGAAGACGAAGTGGCGACTGGATGTGACCCGATGACTGATGTTGTGAGGGTTCCCGTCGTTGAGACGGTTGTTGTTCGTGTGCCTACAGGTCAGCCCGGTTCACCGGGGGCGTCTGCGTATGACGTTGCGGTGGCGGACGGGTTTGTTGGGTCCGAGGCGGAGTGGCTTGCGTCGCTTCAGGGTGCGGATGGGTCGGACGGCGCACCTGGCGCAGATGGTGCACCCGGCGCGGACGGGGCGCCGGGAGCAGATGGGGCACCGGGAGCAGATGGTGCGTCGGCTTACGAGATCGCGGTGGCGAATGGGTTCGTAGGGACTGAAGCGGCGTGGCTTGATTCGCTGGTTGGTCCTGCGGGCGCGGATGGGGCCGATGGTGCTCCTGGCGCTGACGGTGCCCCGGGTGCCGACGGCGCTCCTGGTGCGGACGGCGCAGATGGTGCCCCCGGCGTTGGCGTCCCGACAGGCGGCACGACCGGCCAGGTACTCGCGAAGATCTCGAACACCGACTACGACACGGAATGGGTCGAGGCGGCGGGTGGCGGGCTGGACGCTGAAGCAGTCCGGGACACCATCGGCACCACCCTCGTCGGCGGGACGAACATCACCGTCACTGTGAACGACGGCGCGGACACCATCACCATCGCGGACACCGTTTCACCGATCGCGGCTGGGTCCGCGAACAACCCGCACACGACTCAGGGTGCGGTGCGAAACAGTGACCTCCCGAAGAACTTCTGGCAGTACGCGGGCACGGTCGGTGTCGATGACCCGACGAACGCTGTTGACGGCGACGAATGGATTAGCGCATGACGTACTGGGAAGAGACGATCGCGGCGGACGCGAACCCCGGCCCGCTGGTTCACACGGCGCTCGCGACGAAGCTCCTCGCGCTCGGCTGGACGCTCGAGGACACGGTCGTGATCGGTGCGCGGACGCACAAGGTGTACAAGTCCGCCGCGGCGGGGAACACGTACAGCCTCGACTGGTTCCTCGACATCTCTTACCCGACCACCGGGACCGCGACGGGTCTGCTGCTGACGCCGTTCGAGGGGTACGACGCAGCAACGGACCTCGCCACCCGCGGCCCGTACTCGGCGAGCAACACCACCCTCGACGCGACAACGTATTCGCGGTTTGGTGCCACGGCGCTCGGGCTCGAGTCGGGCTGGGCGAACTCTAGCACTTACACGCAGTTGGACACGCCGCTGACGACGGCGGGATTCGTTATCGACGCGTCGGTTACCCGCGACCGGGTGGTGCTCCTGTCTTCTACGGAAGGCACTCAGGTGTCGTACTGTGGGTTCTTCGAGCCAACCGCTGCACACGCCGCACACGCGGGCGCCGACCTGTTCCCGCTCATCACCGTCCGCATGGCCGGAACCTCGGATCGGAACTCGGGCACGGCTGCAGGGTCCACCGCTGCGGCGCTGACCCGAGTGCCGAAGATGACGAGTGTCTCATGGTCGTCGCACTGCATCGTCGGCCCGAACACCATGCGCATGAATGGTCGTGCAGGGACGGCTGCGTCGGAGCTTGATAATCAAGTTACCGCGGCGCCGTTCATCGTCGCGGCGGGTGGCGGCAACTGGACGTCGGGGCTCGCCTCCCATATCGGGGAACTGATCGGCGTCCAGTGCGTGTGGTCCGATACAGTGTCTCGCGGCGACGTGTTCACGGTCGATGGGGTCGCGCACACGATGTCCTCGACGCTGAGCAACGGTTCGATCCTGATCGCGCAGGTGTGACGTGGCTGATCGTGGAACCGGGACGTTCATCCCGTCCGCCCCATTCAGAGTGGGGACCGACTACGACCCGATCACTCGCGGCGGTGGCGGCGGTGAGCCTGTCGAGGTGAAGCGGCTGATCCTCCGCGACGGCGAGTGGGTGCCGATTCAGTAGCCGGATGTATCAGGTGTCCTAGCGGGTGCTCTACGCGTTATGGGAAAGCCTATTGTGAACCGTAACGACAACCAGTACAGTGCAGACATGGAGACCGTGATGCTGGATCTCGACACAACCCAGTTCGTTGCTCACTGGCGGCACATGGACGACGAGTCCGTGTGTGACCGTCCGGAGGTTTGCCCGCGTGACACGTATGTGCGTGGTGGGCGTC